GCTTGCCGCAAAGTGCGATCAGACGGGGCAGGGGGCTTGGCGAGAGAGGGGTCATTGCACGTTCCTATAAATAAGCACTGACTTATCTATAGGCAGGTAGGACGTCGGATGCGCTCAGTTTTTACAGCCAAGTAGCTATTTGGCTATTTCAGTGGAAAGCTAGGCGGAAGATCAGTAAATATTGACTTATTTTGTCCGATAACCTAGAATGCCATTCAACCAATCACACAAGGAAATCCGCCGTGTCCACAGATATTCACGACAGGGTTAGCGACGTCCCTAAAGAGAATTACGCGCCTCGCTATTCCGAGACCGTTGATATTTCTGTCGGCGATCACGTTTTCACAAATATCACGACCTGTCTGCATGTTGCCGTTGCTGGCGACATCGCGGTTGTCGAAAAGGGCGCCCCTGGTGTCACGGCGATCTACAAGAATGTTCAACCGGGCATTCTTATCGGTCGTTTCGAGAAAATCGTCAGCGTGGGAACGACAATTATCGGCGCGAACGAAATTCGCGGTCGCTGGTAATGATCTCCACCGGCGTCGACATAGGCTCTGTCTCTCTTAATTCATTTGGCCCCATTGTTGCCAATATTTATGAGTTTCTTGGTCTTGGCCCGCAAACTGTGGTGGACTACAAGAACAGCGTATATTCTGTTCTGGGTGTAGTGACGCCCTACGTCGATGTTCACCTTTTCGAAGGTGACGCGCAGGGTTTGATTTCAGGCTACGATGCAGATGGAAAGCGCAAGCACAGCGCTCACAATGTTGTGCCAAACTCAGAGGATCTTGGTCACGCCTATTGGACGCGCCAAAATATGACCGCGACGCCGATTACCCCACCCGTTGATTTCTTAAAAGCCTCAAGACTTACCTTGACCGCTGCTTCAAACGCCGTTCGCGCATTTCGGACCAATATTTTAACCCCAGGAAGAAACACCTGTGGTTTCTATGTGCGTCAGGGCTCGGGATTGGGCTTTGCTTATCTGCGCGCTCAAATCAGCGGCGGGCTCGATTGCGGCATAGGCATTAACACCAATGACGGAACTTTAACTACAGGGCGCAGGGATGGTCACAACGCGCTTGCGGCGCCTCTGACAGCCCGTTCAGAGCCTATTGGCGATGGTTGGTTTCTTGTTGAAATTGAAATTCAGGTAGTAACGACTGTCAATTTTTTCGTCTACATTAGCGACGGAGACACCACATCATTCGGCGGAACTATAGGATCTTACGTTGATGTTACAGGATGTTACATATTCAACAACGACATTCCGGTGATGGATGTGCCTGCGGAGTTCCGCACAGGCGATCAGATGAAGTATGTGCGCACCGATAACGCGGCGCGCTATCTTCCCTGGGTCAGGCCAACGGTTTATAAGGCTGATGGATCCGTCACTCGCGGTATCGTTGTTGCGCCGACAGGACAGAACATTCTGCCCCACAGTAAGTCATTCGACACAATATGGACAAGGTCGCAAGTTCCTCCCATTGCGCCTGCCAGTGAAACAGGCACAGATGGACAGATGAGTGCGTTTCTTATGGGAACGGACGTCATTGCAAGCGGCACACCATCCATAAGTCAACTTCTGAGTGGAAGCGCAAATGGCATCATATCCTGCGTGTCGTTTGTGGTTAAAAAGGGCACTCATGGCATTGTGTCTTTAGGGATTCAGGCAGCACTGTCGGAATACTACGTGACAGCCGTGTTCGATCTGGACACGATCACTCAGGACGCGACCGAGATCAAGACAGGTGCCAATGCGAGCGTCTTTCTTGGTGCCTACAAAGAAGCGCTTGGTGGCGGATATTACCGGTTGAACGTCATAGGTTCTGTCGGAAGCACCAGCCTCTATAGTGTTTTCGCGATGGCACCAAGCACAACAGGAAACTCCTTCTCTTCGCTCGGACTGCCAGAAGGCGCCTGGGCCGGAACGGAGACTGTAATCATAGATGCCGCCCAGTTCGAACCGAACGCAGCGCCCAGCCCGCTGATCGCGACCAAAGGCTCTGCCGTTACACGTCCTGCGTTTAACCCGATCATCAAGGCTGCAAACCATAACATCATCGGAAACAGCAGTGGTGTTCTGAGAGGTGCGGTTTCATTCGTAGATGAGAACGCGGCCGGAACGATGACCTTGATGGACTGTCGTGCGGACGAGAGCAATCGCATCACGATGACACTTGACACAGACGGAGCCAAGACAGGCAATATCACGCTGACCATGAGAAATGGCGGCGCGACAGCAAGTATCACAACACCCTATTTGACACCTGGTATCAACCGCGACTTCTCGATTTCTTGGCGCGTGACCAATCAGGATGTTTCGCTGTCCGTAAACGGCGCGTATCCGGTATCCACGGCTACGGAGATTGATGTTCCCGATCTCTCTGCGGCCGATCTGGACGTAGGCTCTGATCTGAACGGCTTTATTGATATTGCCTCTACATACACTTCAATGACAGACCAGCAGCTTCTCGCTGCGTCGAGGGCGTAAAAATGGGCTACAAAATAACGCATGATGGTGTCGAGCACGATACCTTTGTGGAGATGATAAATGGGCGCATTCATGCGACCCTTCGGTCAAATGATACGTGGTCGCACTTTTATCAAAACAATGAAATGCCGATCTGGGAAGCATCCGGACAGGCGTTTCAAATGCTGTGGCCCCAGAGCAAGAAGGCGCGCGACCGCAAGGGGTATCTTCAGCCCGCAAGAAATACAGAGGTCGCATATCTGCCATCGCAGATGATCACCCCCGGCGTTTACGACGACCGGATCTGCATCGACATTATCTTGTGGGGCGATGCGCTGACAAGAACGGGATACGGTATTTATCCCGGACTGTATCTTCACGAAGAGGCGATTTTAAGCTGGATGACAAACGGCAATGCCGCCATTCAGCCTAACAAATCCGAAGAGGGTCGCGAGCGTCAGGGTATGACGCTTTTGAACACAGCCTCTTTTGTTCAGAAGAACATGAACTGGACCTGATATAGCCAGATAGCTATTTCAGTGGAAAGCTATTCCAGGGAAAGTCCTGATCTGCAGGCAAAATGCCCTCAACGAAGCCCGGTGTCTGGCGCACAATGTTCTCGCGCTGCCGGGCGTGATCCTTCAGGGTCTGATTGAAGTTGCACGAATAATCCGCAATGAAGGTGATGTTCGGGCCTTTCTTCTTGGCACGCAAGCCGCGGCCGATGCGCTGTCGTAGCGCGACCTCGGCCTTCATACCACCTGCAAGTTGCACCAGACCGATCGCCGGCACATCAACACCGACATCAAGAATAGTTGTGCCGATCACACCGTCCAGCTCGCCCGCAATAAGCGCGTCCAGCTGCGTTCTGCGTGCTACCATGTCATCCTCACCCTTGAGAAAGACAAAGCGCAGTCCTGCGTCCTTGTAGAGCTTGGCAACCATCTCACCATGCTTCTTGCGCGCCAGCAGTGTCAGCACCGGTAACTTGCGCTGAGCGGCCTTGCGCGCGTCTCCGATCATATCCGCGTGCATATGCGGATTTTCCGTGTAACCCAGCTTGTAGGCGCGCTCGAAAGGGGAGGTGCGATGCAGTCTCGGGCCCGGCGCCGCGTCGCGATATTTGAAATAGGGCTTGGCCAGAATACCGCGGTCAATCAAGAGACTTTCCGGGATGTCGATCAGCACCGGTCCGAAGGCTGCCATAAGACGCATATTGTCTTCGGCGGACGTGCGCATAAAGGGCGTTGCAGTAAGCGCGATGCGGATGCGTGCGTTCTTGCAGTGCCGCAGGATTTCATAATAGCTCGACCCACCGGCCTCATGCGCTTCTTCACCGATCACGACCTCGATCAGTTCAAGAAATTTCACAATGGCGTTGCGCCGCTTGACCTTGCGTTCAAAGTTATCCGTTGCGATCCGGGTGATCTCGTCCAGGCTGATGTTGGGATTGCCTGTCTTGGTCGTATGGTTGGAAGAGATCACAGCGCGGCGCTCGCGGTCCAGAGAGGGCTCCTCCAGTGCTTGCACCAGGGTCTGCACCATACCAAGGTTCACGCCCTTCACAGCGCGCATCACGCCGTCGCCGATCTGTCCTGTCTTCAGACCGTTTTCCTTGAGTTGCTCGTCCATTTGATAGAGCAAGATGCCGCGCGTGGTTAGAAACAATGTCATCCGGTTGTAGCGCGCCATAATCAGCTTGGCGATTTTTGACTTACCACCACCGGTCGCGACACGCACGATACCGGCGCCATGCTTCTCAACCTGGCGCAGGGTCTTCATCTGATAGTCATAATCGGGATTGTCGTTTCCGAACTCATCAACAATTGGACTTTCGGGCCCAAGAGGGTGGGGCAGGGGATGCTGGATCAGACTTACCTGATGACCGATAGAGGAAAGCTCTTGTTGCGCGAGATAGGCAAAGCCAGCCGGAAAGGTGTTTTGGGTCACTGAAAAGAACGAGGATTTACCGGAGAATGATCCCGCAAAGCCACCGGTGTCGACCGAGTAACTCAAGAGGCTGTTCACGAAAGATTTCACTTCCCGCGTTGGATTGATCAGCTTTGCAACGGTGGCGTTGCGCGCAATCTGAACAGTGGCCATCAATTCGTCCTCTTTTTCCACTTGCCATATAGGAGGCATTCCGGTTATTATAAGTAATCAGTTACTTATGGCAGTTCACTATGACGCAGTCCATCGAATTTCGGGAGGTCTCCGTCGAGGCTCTTCGGAAAAACCCCTGGAATACAAACCAGTGTAGTCCAGACACCGAACGCAAGATCCGCAACAGCCTTGAACGCAATGGCATGTTCAAGCCTATTATTGTGCGCGAGGTAGAGGGTCTGGACGGCTGGGAAATTCTGGGTGGCCAGCACCGTTGGGAGCAGGCCATCGAGCTTGGACACGTCACAGTGCCCGTTGCGAACCTCGGACCCATTGACGACATCAAGGCAAAAGAGATCGGTGTGATCGACAATGCCCGTTACGGTGTCGATGACAGTCTCGCCTTTGCAGAGCTTCTGAAGGAAATCGGTGACGCCGATGATTTGCAGAACTTTCTTCCTTATGGGCAGAGTGATCTTGATCTGATCTTTGCGTCTTCAACTATAGCGCTTGACGATCTGGATGCGCTCGAAATCAGCGAAGACCCGGAGAAACCCGAGCCCGCTTCGCCCAAGCAAGAGAAAACCCACACCATTGTGCGCTTCAAAGTGCCGCTTGGAGACGCTGAGCGCCTGACGGCCCTCATTGCCTCTACCAAGAAGACACAGGGTTTTACCGCTTCTGATGATCTGACCAACGCCGGAGACGCGCTGGTGCATCTTCTGAGCGACCAGATGCCAGAGGTGTCCGGTGATGACGAATACAGTCTTGATAATCTGGATGAACTCGAACTGGCGCTCCAGGAGGACCAGAAATGAACACCCCAAATCACAGCATCCAGATTTTCGATGTCGATAAGCTGGTTCCGTATGAGCTGAACGCCAAAAAGCATCCTGATGAGCACATCGCGAAGCTGGCAAAAGCCATTGAGAAGTTTGGTTGGACACAGCCCATCGTGGTTTGGAAAGACGGATCAATCATTGCCGGTCATGGCCGCCGTCTTGCTGCGATCAAACTTGGTCTGAAGAAAGTGCCCGTGATCATCCGGGATGATCTGACCAAAGCAGAAGCGGACGCATTGCGTCTGGCAGACAACCGGGTCGCATCAACCGAATATGACCAGGCTTTGATTTCGGTCGAGCTGCAGCGCCTCTTTGAAGAAGAGGGCGACATGGACCTGCTTCAGTCGATGGGGTTTGACGAAAAGGAACTGGACTTCACGCTTTCTGACCTGGGTGAGATCGACTCCGACTTTTTTGTGGATGATGTGATCACCGCTGTTGACGAGCAGAAAGAACAGAACGCCGAGAAGCTCTCGGAGACCGATGAAACTGCGGCGCCCGTTGTGGACGCATTGGGGTTCAAGCGCGTCACTATCGCCCAGTCCCGTCAGATCAGATCCCTTGTTTCTGAGATCGAAACCGCAACCGGAAAGACAGGCATTGAAGGTTTCATTCATGCGCTGGAACGCGGCGTAGGGCGCCGCCCATGACCGACGCGCCCAAAGTTGTGAACCTGTTCACCAGACGTCCAAAAGAAACTGAGGACGCGGAGACTGAATTTATGGCGCGCGAAGCTGAAGAGGCGGTGAAGCGAAAGCTGTCGGCTCATCAGACAGAAATGGTCGCAGCGCTGGATCAACTAAAGGCTTTGATCGAAGACGGAAGAATAGAAGGGTTAATTTTCGCAGCAAGAGAGACGGATACCGGATTGTTCTGCACGAATGTTCACGCCTCTCCACCCGCCGTCCCTGTTGTGAACCTGTTTTCATACATCGGTGCCCTTGAGACACTGAAGATGGAGCTGGTCGATTACGCCACTTGCGCGCCCCAGCTTTTGACAAGCGGAGAGGTCGTAGATCCTTACGCAAATGTTGAGGAATTTGACGACGAGGAGGAGGAGTTCTGATGACCACCTATACGATCTCAAAATCATTCACCACATCTGTCGAGCGCACCCCGCGCGTTCTGGAAATTGCCGAGGCTTTCGGCCTTGGTCTCTCTGATACGGAGTTTGTTGTTTATGACAATCTGGCTGTCGATGTTCATCAAGGAGATGTCGTCTATATCACTGGGCAATCTGGATCCGGAAAGTCACTTATTCTTCGAGAACTTGCGGCCCAGATGCGTGCGCAAGGGCTCAAGGTCGCCGATCTCAACGAGGTCGTCCTTGAGGAGAAGCCGGTAATCGAGCTTGTGGGTAAAAACACGAACGAGGCTGCTGAAATTCTCGCGAAAGCCGGGATCTCTGATGCCTGGATCTACATTCGCAAGCCGTCCGAACTGTCGGATGGCCAGCGCTACCGTCTGAAGCTCGCTCTCATCATGAATACGGACGCAGATGTCTGGATGGCAGACGAGTTTGGCGCGGTGTTGGACCGCGTTACCGCCCGTGTGGTGGCCTTTAACATGCAAAAGGTCTCCCGGCGCCTGAAAAAGACCTTCATGGTCGCAACAACGCACTTCGACATGGAAGAGGAATTGGCACCGGATCTGACCGTGCTCAAGCGCTTCCGTGAAAAAGTCGATCTCATCACACCTGAAACAAAAGGAGCCTGACATGGCAACCGACGCAAACGAAAACAAGCTGATCGAAAAACTGGCCACAGATATGGAAACGGCACGTATGACCTACGAGACGTTGACGAACGCACCCCAGCCCGAAGGTCTGCAGGAGCGGATCGCGCAGCGCACGGCCCTTGCCAAGGCGCAGGTCGCCATGATCCGTGCGGACCGTGAGTTTCACATCCAGCTCAGCAACCTGACCAGCGCATAACCGGAGCAGTCATGGAATATTTCTTCGCACTGCTGATGGCTTATTACACCTGTGATGAAGCCGCAAAGGTAACTGTTTTGCCGCGGCCGGTAATCAGTCAGTGCGGACTTATCTATGATGAGATGAAAGGGCACTTCCTGCCGCTTGTCGATATGCCAAAGGGAGAGGCGAATGTGATCGCTTATACCCGTTTCAAGCAATTTGAAGCGAGTTCTTCCGAGACGATTGCTTTGATGCGTGAAATAGCACGTCAGAGTGTCGCCCCGCTCGCTGAGAGCACGCAGGGAGCACGTCCAGATGTTTTCTGATACCGAGACAGTCATCACGCGCAACAACGCACCCAGCGCGCGTTTTTCGCTGATGGACGAGATGTTCGTCTCGCGTGGCAGTAAGGCCGATTGGGACTTGCTGCACCATCTGCATTACAAAGCCGAGAAGCTGCCGATCGGTCCAAGGTTCTGGAAGCTGGAGCTGCACGGGGAAACCATTGGTGTTCTGGTGACAGGATCTCCAAAGGGCATGCTGCGCGAGCGGCACATGGTCTTTCCAAATCTGAAGCCAGGCTCCGGAGAGACCCGGCTGACAAACACCAACCGCTATCACTTCATCAACGCCAACTTTCGCGTGGTGTCGCGCTTTGTCGTGGACACCATGTATCGCGGTATCGGTGCTGGCTACCGGATGATGAACCTGGTGTCGCGCATCGAGGGCAACACCTTCATGGAAATTCAGTCTTCCATGTCGAAGTTCAACATCTTCGGTCAAAAGGCAGGGTTCAAATTCGTGAAGCCGATGAATGCCAACAAATACGATCAGGTGATGAAGTTCTTCCGGGCTCACTTTGAGTCTAGTCCGCAAGATTTCGAAGCCATTTTGAATGAGGCTGCCTTGCGCAATCCACACCAGCAGGAATTGCTGCGCGATGTCTGCGTGGACTTCTACATGCGCAACTCTGCCCTGGAGAATACATCCAATGGTGGTGCCGGTATGGAACGCAGAGCCGCCGCAATGAACCTGCGCGATGCAGTCAAAGGCATTCAGCAGATCGGTCTTGCGTCGCCGATGTATGGAATTTGGAAATGCCCCGATCCCAAAGGCAGTGTTCCGGAAGGCATGCCCATTTCTGCATTCGATGCTCAAGGTCCAAACGAAAGGTTAAAGTGGCATGCCTAAAAAGCCGTATCGCACCGCACATCAGCGCGAGCTGATGGGTCATATTCTCAAGGCAGCCGGAGAGGGTAAGTTTCTCACCGTCAGTGAGATGCACGCCGCGATCACCTACGGCGCATCCTATGGCGCTGTGCGCAAAAGTCTGACCGCGCTCGAGGAGCAGGACATGATCCAGCGTCAGAAACGAGGCCGGAACACCATCGTTGTTCCTACACAGAGAGGATACGACTGGTTCCGTCCAAAGTTGGCTTAAACCGGACCGTTCATCGTAAGTATATATACCTTTAACGTATAGTATATCTTACGATGAACGGTCCGGTTATGACTGAGAACCGCGTCAAACAAGATGACACAGACACCTTCAGATCAAAACGAAGACACCATAGACACCGGTCGCGGAAGCAGGCTGCCGGATGAAGATTTTGCCGAAGCGTGCAAACTCTACGAACACGGTGACATGGGTATCGTCGAGATCGCGGATAAGTTCGGCGTTTCGCGCCAGGCGTTGTCTCAGCGCTTCCGGAATAACAACATCATCAAGGGCTCAAAAGCCAATGTTGTTATCCCTGCCATTCCTGAGCCTGACACCTATACTGACAAGCGTGCGACTTGGATCGAGGATACGCGCGTTCAAGGCTACAACGCCCTGCGCACCGCCTCTATGCTGGCTCGCAAGATCGTTCAGGAGCAGGTTCGGTCCGGCAATCGGATGGAAGATGTCGACGGTGATCTGAGAGCTGTCCAGCGCTACAACAAGATCCTGGTTGATAACCTGTCGATGACATTGGAACTGCTGGAGTCCAAAGACTTCATGGATCCGGACGAACTGGGTATTCTTGAAATTTCCGATCTGACCGAAGAGGAAATTCTCGAGCATCACAAGAGCACCGGTGCGATCCCGGAGGATGCGACCCTTGAGGATCTTCTCGAGGATAATATCATCGAGATCGACCTGTGACACAGGCATCTGTCGCGCGCAAACAAAGGAAGGTGGTCGCCTCTCTGAAGCTGCATAAGTTTCAGAAGCTGGTGATGCACTCCAAGGCCCGTTTCCGGGTTTGTGTGGCTGGCCGCCGCTGGGGCAAGACGCAGGTTTCCAAGATCAGTCTGGTGAAGGAAGCAGCACGCAAGCCAAGACAGTTGGTTTGGTATGTTGCGCCGACGTATCAGATGGCGCGAGACATTATGTGGGAGGACTTGAAAGCGTCCATTCCTACAAAATGGATCGTGAAGGCCAATGAGACCCGGATGGTGATCAGTCTGGTCAACGGATCGCGCATTCATCTGAAGGGTGCTGACAAGCCAGATACGCTGCGTGGTGTGGGTTTGAACTTTGTCGTAATCGACGAGGCGCAGGACATCAAGGAGCACACCTGGGAGCTGGTTCTGCAGCCGACACTCGCCACGACCAACGGTCGGGCGGTGTTTATCGGCACGCCCAAGTCCTATAACTGGCTCTATGACAAATACATGCTCGGCAAGCGCGGAAAAACGGTCAAAGATCACCGCAATCGCGACGTTCCCAACGAATGGGAAAGCTGGCAGTTTCCGACCATCACGTCACCGTTCATCCCGCGGCGCGAGATCGAAGCGCGTCGGCGCGATATGGACCCGAAGTCGTTTCGTCAGGAGTTCGAAGCAAGTTTCGAGACCATGTCAGGCCGGGTCTATTATCCGTTCAACCGCGATGACCATGTCGGCGACTATCCGTTCAACGCAAAGCTGCCGATCTTCATCGGTATGGACTTCAACGTGGATCCCATGTCC